TCAACCGACAACCAGCTTGAGAACTCTCCCCATGTTCTTGGGAGAGATGGATTTTCCCTCTGCCTCTTCGTCGCGGATGAAGGCATAGATTTCCGCCACCACGGCGGCCTTGCGATCCGGTGCCATGACACGCCGGTTCTCGGCGAGCCAGTCTTCGACGAGATGCAGGGACTGCTTGAGCAGTTCCTCGTCCAACGGCGGCGATTCTTTCGGCTGCTGCTCGCGGCGCATGTTGCCAACGCCTGATAAAAGCCAATCGACCGAAAAACCCAAATTAATGAGCTGCGCAAGAACCTCATCTTTTGGGGCTCGTGATTCCAGCTCCAGGCGTTGCCAAGTTGTGTCACCCAGCCCAAACCGGCGAGCCATCGATTTTTGATCATCACCAACGGCAATTCTGATGTTCTTTAATCGCTCCCCGATCCCGTCCATCATGATGCGCTGATGCCACCAGGGGATCCGCGCATCACGCGGCAACGGCGCGCTGATGCGTCATCCCTATTAAAAAACAACGCACTAGTAAAAAATTCAGCCGTTCGGGACGAACGGCCCATCGACGCATCAATTTTTGTATTTTGCGCCAACAAATTTTGATGTATGTTTTGATCCATCGTCGTCCGTTTTGACAACATCGCCCCCAAAATTTACCGGCCTGGCCGCCGGTGGTGAAGGAAGAAGATGGTACGCTCCAAACCCGATAAATCTCCCGCGGAAATCCGCTTTTTGCTGAATTGCCGCGGCCTGACCTTCGCGGACGTGGAACGGCGGTTCGGCCTGCCCGACGGCACCGGCCGGAACGCCTCGCGACGCCCGTATCACGCGGCAGAGATGGCGATCGCCGAAGCGCTCGAACTCCCTCCCTGCCAGATCTGGCCGAGCCGCTACGACCCGAAAACCGGGGAACGCCTCTCGCCTCAACCCAAGGGCAACTATACGAACCCTCCGCGCCTGCGCACCAGTCAAAAAGGAGACGCCGCATGAACATGGCGCCCTCCACGCTGACATGTCCGCTGCCCGAGCGTCTGCAACTCGCCGCCCGGCGGGTCGAGGAATCCCTCGATGCCGCCGAGACCTTGCAGGAACAGTACCTGACCGGCGCATTGCGGCCCCGCCGCCAGCCAGCCTTCTGGGGCGACATCGCGGTGCGGCGGGCGCTGATTGCCCTGCACCGGCAGGTCAGCATTCCCGAAGCGATCCTGATCTGCACCAGCCTGTTCGGTCCGGCACGCGCGGCTAAGCGCTCGGCGATCGGGCGGTTCTGGCTGGTGCTCGACAGCCTGGGAGATGCGGAATGAGCGCTCCCTTCGACACCAGCTCCGAAGCCATCCGCCGCCTGATCCGCGAACTCAACGACGCCACGTTCGATCAAGCCCTCGCGTTCACGGCGGCGAACATGATCCAGACGCTCGAAGCCGAGCGGGATCGCTTCGCGGTCGATGCCGCTCATGTAATCCGCACCTCGTCCTCAAAAGCCGTAAAGGCGGTGGAAGTTTACCTCTCTGCGCTGAGAGCGGCTCTCGAAGATGCGGCGACCAGCCTCGAAACCATCGCCCGAGATGGTGCGCGCAAGGGCACGCTGCTGGAAGACCGCTTGCAGATCTCCGGCTATGCGAACAGCCGCGCCCGCAGCGCCCGCAGCGCCGCGAAAGGCGGCCTCTGAGATGGCCCGCGATCGCCGCACGCTGGACATGTTCGACTGGTCGCCGCCGACGATGGTCCGTGCTTTCGAGGCGGCCAAGGTGCGGGCGGCGAGCCTGCGGGCGATGATTTCCAAGGGCGTCGCCCTGGCGCTGAAAGAGTGCGGCAAGCCGCGCGAGACAATATCGGAAGAGATCGGCGCATACCTGGGCGAGGACTGCCCGAAATCCATGCTGGACGCTTATGCCTCCGAATCCCGTGAAGATCACGTGATCAACGTGGTGCGCTTCGTGGCGCTGATCCACGCCACCCGCGACATCCGCCTGCTCAACATGATCGCCGATCAATTCGGTTGGGCGGTGATTCCCAAGAAATACTTGGCCGCTGCGGAAGAGGCGATCTGGAACGACAGGAAGGAATACGCGACGCAGCAGGGCCTGGCCGCGCGCCGCCGCTGGAAAGGGGGCATGTGAATGGCGTCGAAGCGCAACACCGGCGAGCGGATGCCCGACATTACCCGCGCCGACATCAAGGAGATCGCGGCGGCGCTCACCATCAGCCCGAGCCAAGCGAATCGTCGTGCATCTAGAGAAACTTGGCGTTACGACGAGGACATCCTTCCCACTGGAAACAAGTGCCGCATGTACCCGCTCGCGGGTCTGCCGTCGTCGGTCTACGACGCGGTATTGATCCACCGGAGTGAAGGCGCGCTGCGCGCCGCCCCGGTGGCGGAATCGAGCGGCGGCGAAGCCTATCGCCCGACGCGCAGCGCGGCCTGGAAGGCCGCCCCGACGCTCGGGGAGCGCGGGCGGCGGCGGATGGACTCCAGGCTTGAAATCATGTCGGCCTTCGACCGGTTTTCCCGTGGCGCGAAGGAGATCAGCGTCGCCCGCGAACGGTTCGTGCAGGCCTATGGGCAACGGCTGATCGACTGCCCCGCGTGGGTCTACGAAACGGTGCCGCACATCAGCACGCCGAGCCTCAAGCGCTGGGACGCGCCGCGCAAGGCGGGAACGCCCGAGAAGCTCTCTGGCAAGTACGGCAACCGCAAGGACACCGGGGTGTTCGCGCGGCATGAAAAGCTCGCGGATTGGATAGTCGCCTACATCACCAAGAAGCCGCAGGCCCACGTCACGGAAGTCTTCAAGGCCGCCGTTGCAACGTTCGGCCAGACAGTCGAGACGGTGGACCAGAAAACCGGCGAGATATTCCAGAAACCTCTGCCCAGCCAGCGCGGCTTCCAGCGGTTCATCGCGCAGTGGAAGGCCGATCACCCGGCGTTGTTTGCCTACGCCACCGACCCGGATGGCTACCGCAACAAGTACGAATACGCCGCCGGCGAGATGTACAAGAACATCATCCGCCGCAACCAGCTGTGGGAGATCGACGCTAGCCCCTCGGACGTGATGTGCACCGATGGGCGGTATTCGATCTACGCCTGCGTCGACATTCATTCCCGCTGGGGCCGCGTCCGGGTCACCAAGACGCCGAAGAGCCTTGCGGCGTTGCTGCTGATTCGTGACTGCATCCTCGGCTGGCGCGGCAGGCCGGAAACCGCCTGGGGCATGGCGGAAAAGCTGAAGACCGACAACGGCAGCGACTTCAAATCCCAACATTTCATGGACACCATCCGCCGCCTTGGCATCGAGCAGGATGTTTGCGCGCCGTATTCGCCGAAGCAGAAGGCGGCGGTCGAGCGCTTCATCGGCACGGTGCAGCAGCAGTTCATGGAAATGCAGCCGGGCTACGTGGGTCACAGCGTCACCGACCGGCGGAAGATCGAGTCGAGGAAGGCCTTTTCCCAACGCCTGGGGCAGGACGACGCGGACATTTTCAGCGTCGCGCTGACGGCGGCGGAACTCCAGGAGCGGCTCAACGAATGGACCGAGACGGTCTACGCGCGGCAGCCGCACGACGGCCTCGACGGCAAGACGCCGTTCGAAGTGCGCGCGGCGTATTGCGGCGCGGTCTCGATGATCCAGGGCGTCGGTGTCCTGGAGATGCTTCTGGCAGAACCCGCCGACAAGGGCGGGGCACGCACGGTGACCAAGAAGGGCATCAAGATCGGCAAGATCGACTACTACCACGCCGACCTGATGCCTGGGGAAACCGTCCATGTGCGGATGGACCCGGACGATCTCGGTCGGGTGTACGTCTACCGGGGCAATCCCTGGGAATTCGTCGGCATCGCCGTGAACCCGGAACGCGAGGGGATCTCGCGCGCCGCCGTCGCGGCAGAGGTCAAGGCCCGCCAGAAACAGAATCTCTCGGAAGCGATGCGCCAGATCCGCCGGGACCAGCGCGAAATCAACACCCGAACCATCAGTCTGGACATCATCCGCGACGCGCAGAAGCACTCGTCCTCGGTGACTGCTTTTCCTCCGAAATCTTCGCCCTATTCCACACCGGACATGGAGGCAGCGCAGGGTGCCGCAGATGCTCGTGAGAGAGCATCGAACCCGCCCCCCGTACAAGCACTTTCGCCCGAGGCGTTGGCCTCGGTGGAGGCCCGTCGCGCCGAGATCGCGGCGGAACTGGCTTCGCCCAAGGTGGCGGTGCTGCCGGAAAGCCCGAAGCAGCGCTTCACGCGGTTCTGGAAATTGCAACAGCGCATAGAGGCGGGGGAGGCCCTGCCGCCCGAGGATGCGCGGCAGCTGCTGGTCTATGTCGGCACGCCGGAATACCGCGCGCACACCAAGCTTCTGAAGGATTTCGGGCCGGACTTTTTGCAGGCCTGAAACGGTGAAGGCCCGGCGTTGCCGCGCCGGACCTTCGAAAACAACGTGCAAGAGGAATTGGCATAATGGCAAACGCCAAGACGAAAATCAACGGAACCATCGCCCCACTTGGCAATGTCGCCCGGTTTACCTCGCTCTTGGAGCGAGTGATGAACCGTCCCGAACATCTGCCGGGCATGGCGACGTTCTACGGTCCTTCGGGCTTCGGCAAGACCTTCTCGGCCACCTATGGCGCGCACCGCTATCAAGCCTATTACGTCGAGGTGGGGGAAAGCTGGACGAAGAAGCGGTTTCTCCAGGCGATCCTGGTCGAGATCGGCCTGCCGACCAACGGCAACATCCCCGACCTGGTGGATCGCATCATCGAGGCGCTGGCCATCGACAACCGACCGCTGATCGTTGACGAATTCGACCACGTCATCAAGCGCAACTACATCGAGACGGTGCGCGAGATCCACGACAAGGCGGCGGCTCCGATCATCCTGATCGGTGAGGAACTGATGCCGTCGCGCCTCTCCTCCCTGTCGGAACGGTTCCACAACCGCATCCTCGATCAGTGTCCGGCGCAACCCTGCGATCTGTCCGACGTCCGCCAACTGGCGCGGCTCTGGTGCCCGCAGATGGAAATCGCCGATGACCTGTTGCAGCGCATCCTCGACCTTTCCCACGGTCGGGTGCGCCGCGTGTGCGTCAACCTGGATCAGGTCCGCGAGGCGGTGGCGGTGGAGGGGCTGCCGTCGATCGATCTGCAGGGATGGGGCAACCGCCCGCTGTTTACCGGCGCGCCGCCCGCCAGCCGGAGGATCGGCTGATGGGGCGCAAGCCGCTGACTCGTGGGCCGAAGCTGACCGGGCAGGATGCGGCCTGGGCGGAAATCCGCCGTCTCGATCCTCTCGGCGCCTGGACGGTGAAGCAGGTGGAATACGCCAGCAATCTCTCTCGCGCGACGGTGATGGACTACGTCAAGCGTCTGGTCGCTGGCGGCGTGGTGATGTCCACCGGGGTGAACGGCGACACCGGCCAGGTGTTGTATTCGGTCGTCGTCGATTCCCGCGAAACGCCGCGTTTTACCCGCGACGGACGCCCGGTGGCAAAGGGCCTGGGCAACGCGCAGATGTGGCGCAGCATGAAGATGCTGAAGTCGTTCAACTCCCGCGACTTGGCCCTCGCTGCATCGACGGAGGAGGCGCAGGTGAGCGCGGAAACCGCCTCCTCCTACGCCAAGCATCTGTGGCGCGCGGGGTATCTGGTCATCGCGCGGGGAGCCTCGCGCGACGACCAGCGGCAGTACCGCTTGATTACCAGCAAAAACACCGGACCGAAGGCACCGCAGATCCAAAAGGTGAAGCGCGTCTTCGACCCCAACCTCGGCAAGGTGATGTGGGAGGAAGACCATGACGCTTAAGGATCGATCCTCCTCTGTCGCCGCCGCCCGCGCCGCCTGGGGCGAGGCCATGCCCGAGTGGGTGCGGGAACTGGCCGAATACACCGACCGTCGCGGCTCCCAGCGGGCGGCGGCGCAGGCCATCGGCTATTCGGTGGCGGTGGTCTGCAACGTCCTGAAGAACGCCTATCGCGGCGACATGGACAAGGTGGAGACCGCAGTTCGGGGCGGAATCATGCGGGAAACGGTGATCTGCCCGGTGCTGGGCGAGATCACCAAGCTGGTCTGCCTGCACAACCAGGCCCAGCCCTTCGCCACCACCAACAGCCAGCGAATCCGCATCTACCGCGCCTGCCGCGCCGGGTGCGAACACAGCCGCCTGAAAGGAGGCGATCATGCTCAGTGACGATATCAAGTCTCTGGCGGACAACCTCGGCCAGTACCGGGAGACCGGGGCGACGCTGACCCCGCAGGGTGTCATCGCCGTGTGCGTCATCCTGCGTCGCGCCACCGAGGACGCCCGCAAGTTGGAGGCCGCCGCCGCCGAACCGCGCGTCGATACCTCCGCCTTGCCCGGTAACGTCACCTCGATCATGGACCGGCTGGGGAAACCGCACGGCACCCGCGACTGGATACCGGTCTACGGAACCCGGCCCTACACCCCCACGGACCAGGGTCCGGGCGGTGCGGCATGATCGCCTATCGCACCAATCCGCCCGCCCCGGCTGCCGAAGCCTTGGCGCAGGCAGCCGTCACCCCGATCACCACGCCGGAAATCGGCATCGATGTCGAGCACTGCCTGTGGGCCGCCGCCCACGGGATCGACCCGCTGGATGTGATCCACGCGCTCGGCATGGCCTGGCCCGCCGAACGCTACCCCGAGTGGGCGGACGCCCTGCTCGCGGTGCGGGTCGCCGCCTCCCGCCTGCGCCGAGGCTCCGGCGGGCAGGCGCGCTACCAATCCACCACCAACCCCGGCTGCCGAAGCCTTGGCGAAGGCAGCCATCACCCCATCACCCACCGGAGGGCCGCTTGATGCTGTCCCGTCGTCAACGCCGTATCCGCCTGCGCAACGCGCTGCGCGTTATCCTCTCCATCCTCACCGCGCCCCTCGCGGCGCTGAAAGGCATCTGACCATGACCACCATGGAAGACATCACCAACCTCTGCCGCACCCTGTCGGCGGCGCGCAACGCCCTGGCGCAGGACGTCGCCCTGGCGCAGGCCGAGATCGATGCGGTCAAGGCCGCGCATCTGCCGGGCATCACCGCCCGCGCCAAGGACGTGTCCGAAGTCTTCGACGCGCTTTACGAGGCGGTGGAGGCCAACCCCGGCCTGTTCGCCAAGCCCAAGAGCCTGACCCTGTTCGGCATCAAGGTCGGATTTGCGAAGGGTCGCGGCAAGATCGCCTGGAAGGACAGCGACCAGGTGATCGCCCTGATCAAAAAGCACCTGCCGGAGCAGGCGGACCTGTTGATCGCCACCCGTGAAGCCCCGGTTAAATCGGCGTTGAACGGCCTGCCCGTCGCCGACCTGCGCCGCATCGGCGTCACGGTGACCGAGGCCGGAGACCGCGCCATCGTCATCCCGCAGGACGGCGACCTGGACCGGATGGTCGCGGCGATTTTGGGCGACCCCTCCACCTCCGCCGAGGCTTCGGCGGACAGGTCCACCAGCGACGCCAGCGAAGAGGAGGCCGCGTGATGTCTTTCCTTTTGACCCTCGAAACCCTCTCCGACGCCCGCCTCGCTGCGACCATCGATAACGCTGGGCACGGCGCACTTATCGTCGGCGTGGTGGAAATGCGTTCCGAGTTGTTGCTCCTCGTCGAGGACGTGATCGACCTCTGTGACGAACTCGCGGCACCGAACGGCGAGACCGGAGACCTGATCGCCGAACTCGCCGAATCCGCCGACGAATGGGCGATGGCCCTTTACGTTGACGGCAAGAGAATCGGCAAGCTGGTCTATCACGAGGTGCGCGCCGCCTTCGACGCGCGGCCCTCCCCAAAATTGATCGTTGCCGACCTCCAGCCGGAAGGCGGGGTATCCGAACAGATGCGTGTGGCTCTGGCGGCGGCGCTGTCGAGGATGAAGCAGGACCGCAATGATCTGGCGGAACTCGGATCGGATATTCGGCGCATCGGCAAGGCCGAATACGAACTGATCCCTGAAACACTGGACCCGGAATATACCGACGGCGTCGCGGAATACGACCGGGTCATTGCACTCTGCTGCGCCGCGCTGGAAGGCGGTGCGGCATGAGCAAGCGCAAGCCCTCCCGCGTCTATCGCGTCGAGATGGTGCATGGGATGGCGCCGGTCTATGTGCTGGCCCGTCACCAGAAGGGCGCGGCGATGGTCGCGCACCTTGAAGGGCTCCCCGTCAGCCTCGCCAGTAGTGATATCCGCGAGGTGGATGAAAGCTATCGCCCCCGCTGCATCAATTATTGCGAAAAGGGGGCGTCATGACCGCTCTCAATTTCCAGGCGCGGTTTGCCGCCTCCGTCGCGGACGGGACCAAGCGTCAGACCATCCGTGCGGAGCGGAAGGATGGGCGGATGCCCTGTCGCACGGGTCATGACCTGCACCTTTACACCGGTATGCGTACCCAGTCGTGCCGACGGCTCCGCACCGCTATCTGCACCTCGATCTGGAGGTTCGAGATCAGCCGAAACCCGAAGTTTTCGCCGGGCATCAGGCTCGGCGGCGTGGTCCTAAACCGCGAGGAGACCATCGCTCTCGCCCAGGCTGACGGCTTTACTTCGGTGACGGAAATGGTCGAGTGGTTCCGCAACACCCACGGTCTGCCGTTCAGCGGCTGGCTGATCAAGTGGGACGAGGTTACGTCATGACCGACGCCACCCCGACTGCCGGAGCCTTGGCGCAGGCAGTGCGCACCCGCCTGCCGAACCGGCGGCCCTCGCTGATCGAGGAGGTCACTATCAACGGCCTGCCGATGACGGTCACCGTCGGCATCGACCCCACCACCGGCAAACCGCTGGAGGTGTTTCTCAACGGCGGGAAGGAAGGCAGCGCCTTCGACGCCGTCGCCTCCGACGCCGCCGTGGTGGTGTCGATCGCGCTGCAACGCGGCATCCCCGCCGCCGATCTGGCGCACTCCATCGCGCGCATCCCGCTGGGGCCGACCCGGCCCGAGGATCTCGATGGCCGCATCGTCCCCACCGTGCCCGCCAGCCCGATCGGTGCGGCGCTGGACGTCATCATGCACATCGACGGGGGTGCCCCCGCATGACCCCCCGCGCCGTGTCCCCCGCCGAACTGCGTTGCGTCCTGGCCGATCTGGCCCTGGTGGCGGCGGGGTTTGTGCGGGGTCGCGGTCGGAACGGTGCGCGGGCGGCTTTGCTGGTCGCCCTCGCCAACGCCAACCAAGCCTTGAGCGCCGAAGATCTACCCGCCGAAGCCATGACCACCGAAGCCTCGGCGCAGGTGGTCACGGCGCAGGCGGGCGCCTCCGACGCTGAAGCATTGGTTTGCACCACCGCCAACTTGCGGCAACTGGCCGCCGAGGCCGACGCCGCAACCCGTGTTCGCCCCGGCTACCGCGCAGACCTGGAGGGATGATGATGAGCCTATTTGCACCAGCTGGACTTGGTACCGCCGTCGTAGGTGCGGGCGAGGTGGGCCTTGATCAGCGCTTTGCCGACGTCGCGCCCCTGCGGGTCGGCGATCTTGGCGACGACGCGCCCGCCGTACTTGTCCTGCTCGACATCGGAGAGCCGCACCACCGCACCCTCGGGCAAAGCGGCGCGTGTCGCCGCGCTGGCGCGATCTGCCAGGGCCGCTTCCGCCGCGCACTTCGCCCGGCTGCCCTTCTCGGGGGTATCGATCCCCGCCACCCGCACCCGCGTAGTGATCGTCATGTCCAGCCAGGGGAAAGCGCGCACCTCAACCGTGTCGCCGTCGATCACCCGCACCACCACCGCCTCGATCGGGCCGGGGATGATCTCCCCGGCCTGGGCGGGCGCGGCGAAAACAATCAGTGCGAGTGCAAGGGCGGTGCGCATGCACGCAGTATTGCCGAACCGAGGGAGAACGACAAGTGAACGGTGAACTCTTCCCATCCTCCCATCTGGCCGGGGTGCGGCCTCACAGCAGCTTCGCCAGCCTCGCCGAGCAGGCCGCCGCCGCCGAGGCGTGGGAAACTCCGGCTTGGGCCGCCGCCGCGATCCATGTCGTCGAAATCTGCTCCCACGTCGTCGTCGATCCGTGTTGCGGCACGGGCATCCTCTCCCGCGCCGCCGCTGCGCGCGGCTACGACGTGCGCGCCGCAGACCTCTACGATTGGGGTTACGACTGCATCTCGGCACTCGGACAGGACTTCCTGACCAGCGAGATGGTCGGGCATTGGTGTGCCGGAAACACCGTCCTGATGAACCCGCCGTTTTCGCTGGCCACGCAATTCGTGGATCGGGCGCTCTCGTGCGGCGCGCGCAAGGTGGTGTGTTTCCAACGCCAGGCTTGGCGAGAGAGCCAGACCCGTCGCGCCTGGTGGGAGGCGAACCCGCCTGCGCGCACGTGGCTCTGCGGCGACCGCGCCACCTGCTGGCTGTTCGGCATTCCACCGGAGTACCGCAAGGGCGGCACCCCGGTTCCGCACGCTTGGTACGTCTGGGAGCGCGGACACAAGGGCGTCGAGAGTGTCGGCGCGATCTGGAAGGACATGGTGCGATGACCCGCAACCCGATGCTCGCCAAGGTGCATATCGCCCGCAAGGAACTGGGGCTGGACGAGGATTCCTATCGCGACGTGATGGAGCGCATCACCGGCCAGCGCAGCGCCGCCGCACTGTCGGATCGGCAGTTGTCCGCCCTGCTGGACGAGTTCAAGCGCCTAGGCTTCAACCCCCGTTCAACTGGGGCGAAACGGGCCGGTCAACGCCGCATGGCGACCTCTCCGCACGCGGGCAAAATCCGGGCGCTGTGGATCACCCTCTACAACCTCGGCCTGATCGAGACCCCGACCGAGGCCGCCCTGGCCGCGTTCGTGCGGCGGCAGGCGAAGGTCGAGGCGTTGCAGTGGCTCAAGCCCGCCCAGGCGGACAAGGTGATCGAGGCCCTCAAGGCGATGGCGACGCGCGGAGCCGGGGTGGACTGGTCACCCTATCAAGTCACCGTCAGTTGGTGCGCCGGTCGCCCGGTGGCCGGTCTGGTCGATCGCCCCCGCCTGCGGGTGATCGAGGCGCAATGGCATCGCCTGGGCGCTCTCGGCGCGCTGCGCAATCGCTCGTCCTTCGCGGCTGCCGAGTTCGCGGCAAGCGTTATCAAGTCGCCCTGCAAGATCGGCCTCGTCAACCTCACCGATCCCCAGGCCGACCGGGTGATCGAAACCCTCGGCACCATGCTGCGCAAGGCTCTGGCCAAACAAGCCGCCTCCGCCAAGGCTACGGCGGACAGGGCCGCCGCGCGAAAGGAGGGGTGATGGCACGCCAACCTGACCTGTTCGACCGTCCGCCACGCCGCGCACCACGCGTGATGATGCACGCCGAAGATTGTGGAGAGTTCCCGGACGGCAAGATGGCGGTGTTCCTGGTCTGCCCGAAGTGCGGCCATAAAACTGGCTGGGTTTACGGCGATTGGCTAGACATGCGCCGGGGGCGGCCTTGTCCGGTTTGCAATGGTGATTCGTGATGGACGCCCCGGTCCTCAGCACTCCGGCCCTGCATCGCACCCGCTGCGCCATCCACGCGTTGCGGCGGGCGGAGCAACGCGGCGTGGATCTCGGCCCGGCGGATATCGCCGCGATCGAGGCGGCGATTCGCGCCCTGGCGGTGGCCTGGGTCGGCGGGCCGGGGGTCGGCGGCGACCCCAACCGCTACTGGTTCCGCGCGCGGCATGGCAACACCCGTTGCCGCGTCCTGTGGGACGCGCGGCTCGATTGCATCGTCACCGTCGTCGAGGCGGGGGCACCGCGATGAATCCGATCCCGCTGCCGCACGGTCTGCAACAGATCGCCGACGCCGCCGGGATCGAGGCAGCATTGACCATCGCCTTGGCGCGCGCCGGGTCGCGTCTGGTGGTTCCTCAACGGGCAGAGGGGTCGATTCTCGAAGAGCTGGTGGGGATTGACGCAGCCCGGCAAATCGCGCAGGCTCTGGCAAACGAGCGCATCGAGATCCCGCAGGCGCGGAAGGTGCTCAACCGCTGGCTCCGCGAGAAGGGGTGGAGCCAGGAAAAGCGAGCGATGAAGCTACGCTTGGCACGACGAACCGTGCAGTATTGGGACAACGATAACACCCCATCCCGCCAAGCCGATCTGTTTGGCACATGATTTCGGCGCAACGCTTGCGCCAAAAACTTCCAACAGCAAATCCGCGACACTGACCCCGCAAAGCCCACTGCGGGGATAAAGCCGTGCCGCGTCTGTCGAAACCCATCCTGTCCATGATCGCCGCGGGGACCGGTGCCCTGGCGATCGCCTCGGCTTTTGTCGGCGACGAGGAAGGTCTGGCCCTGCAATCGTATCAGGACGGGGCCAGCCGATGGACGATTTGCCAGGGCATCACCGAGGGTGTCCAGCCCGGCCAGACCGCAACCGAGGCTGAGTGCACCGCGCTGTTCGCCAGCGAGATCGGCAAACGCTTGGCCGCCGTCGATAAGATGGTGACGGTCCCGATGACCCAGGCGCGCCGCGCCGCATTGACGTCCGTCTGCTACAACATCGGCATCGACGCCTGCCGCCGCTCCACCCTGATTCGCAAGATCAACGCGGACGATCCATCGGCCTGCGACGAGATCCTGCGCTGGGTCTATAGCGGCGGCGAAGATTGCCGCAATCCGAAATCCAAGTGCCGGGGTATTCCCCTTCGCCGTGAACGGGAGGCCGCGCTGTGTCGTATGTGATCGCCTGGATCGTCAAGACCGTGGCGCGGTGGTTCTGCGGAGGCGACACCGCAAAAGCCACCGGCATCGTCGGATGGGTGGGGTTTGCCGTCGCCGTCCTCGGGGCCGCGTTCCTCAGCGGCTACACCGTCCGCACCTACTACCGCGCCGAAATCGCCGAAATCCGCGCCGCCGCCTCCGCCGCCGAGGCTGCACAGAATCGCCGCGTGCTGCTCCGCGAACGCGCCGAGCGCGACGCCATCACCGCCAGGGATAACGCCTATGCCCAAATCGCCATCGCCCGCGAACAGGCCGTGGAGGATTCCGCTCGCCTGTCTGGCCAGCTTACCGCTGCTCTTGACCGCCTGCGCCGTGTCGCCGCCACAGGGCGCGGCGGAATGCCCGCAACCGCCCCCGGCGTCGACCAGTGTGCGGACCTACGTGCCGCCCTCGGTCGGGCCGTTGGAGCGTTGGATCTCCTCCAAGCGGCAGGCGATCAAGTTGCTCGAGACGGACAGTACGGCGTCGACGTCGCCACCGACGCCGCCCGCGCCGCCGCCTCAATGACACCGGAGGCCGCACGGTGACGGACATGATCGACGAGGCGCAGCAACTGGCCGATGACCGCCGCGCGGACGCACTCGCCGCGCACCGGATGCGTGCCGCCCCCACCACCCCCGGCCCCGGCATCTGCATCGACTGCGGTTGCGCCATCGAGGCCGAGCGCCTGACCGCCTGCCCAACCGCCCGACGCTGCCTGGACTGCCAAGAACGCCACGAGAGGACGCGATGACCCTGACCTACGAGACTGCGGACATCGTGCTCCGCCTGCTGCAAATCCTGGTACTGCCCGCGATGATCTGGGTGTTGCGCAGCTTCACCTTGATCAACAAGGAGATTGCGGCGCTTCGCGAGCGGCTTTCGACGGCCGAGGCACGGCTGAACGACGTGCCGTCCGGGAACGAGTTGCACGACATCTCGCTCTCGGTCGTGGGGCTACGGGGCGACATCAAGGGGCTGGACGAGCGCCTGACCGGCGTCGATCGGCTGGTCGAGCGGATGGAGAGGATTGTTTCCCGTCAGGAAACCTACCTGCTGAACGGAGTCAGAAAGTGAACTACCAGGATTTCGTCGCCGAAAACCGCCGATTGGCGCTTTTGCGTTTCCTCGCCAGTGACGCCGACTATGCAATGAACGACAGCGTGATCCAGACCGCCCTCGGGTCGATCGGGCATGGCGTTTCG